CCCTTTTGAACGTCCTTCGCGCCCAACAGCTCCTCCTGCAGCTGGTAAGGTAGCGAAGGCTGCTCCGATGAAAGCAGTCGACGATGACGACTTGGAGTTCTTCAACAAGCTTGCTGAGGATGACGAATAATCATAGGGCTTATTCCTTTCACCTATGATTAGACTTGGGGGAGCAACGCTCCCCCTTTTTTATTGGAAAATTACGTTCTGTCTTGCGATCCACTCTTGCATAAACGGATCTGTAGCGACCATAGGTAAGTTCTGACCAACGACGTTATTAGTTTCACCACCAGCGCTTTCTTTGCTATTGTTTGTTGTCGTATTATTGACAACTGTTGGTCCACGTCTTGTTGGACGTGGCGGTGGTGTAGGAACAGCTGGTGTTGATGGTCTTTGTGGTGGAGTAGGAGTTGGCGCACCTTCTGGTTTCTCAGGAGTAGTTTGTGCAGCTGTGCTACCAGATTCACCCTTTTCTTCTTTGTTTTCAGCTGCTGAACCAGATGGCGGTGGAGCTGGTGGACCTTGAACCATAGAAGCAGAGATGCTCTTTTCTTTTTCAAACGCTTTCTGAGTAGTTTCTGCTAGATCTCTGGTTTGACGATTGATATCTTCTTGCACACCCTTAGCTGGGGCAATGTCAGATTTCCCCATTTCAGACAATCTCTGATCTAAAGCATTTTTTTTCTTATCTCTAATCATGTTCAATGATTCTAGTGCGAATGCATCGGCAAAAGGAACACCTTCTTCGTTAGCGAGATAAGCAGCACGACCAACAATCAAACCTTCGTCAGCACCTTTAATGGCACCAGCAACACCACCAACTAAACCTCCGATCACTGATCCTGCTCCTGGAACAATGCTACCAAGCGCACCACCAGCAATAACACCAGCGACCAATCCAGTAACCTGTCCACCGATTTCAGATCCAGCGATTTCATACACACGCTTTAAGTGTTTCTTATCACCCGTTTCCTGATACTTATCGTATTCGCGTTTAGCTTCAAGCGATGCATCTAGTGCGCTTGCAATCATAGTCAGCGGACCTGCGATTTTACCAAGACCAGTTCCAAGGCTTTTACCAAGCGCAACAGTTTTCTTACTGATGTCAGCTAAACTTCCTACCTTTTTAGGTGCGCCTTCTACTGCTGGTTTTGCAGCTGGTGCTTCTACTTTCGTAGGTGCTCCTTGCATCGTAACCTTAGCGCCAGGAACTTCGATATTAAGTTTAGGTGGTGCAGAAGTTGGTGGTCTAATAGTTCCTGCGCGCTCACCCGCAGCACGACGACCAGTCATTCTGTCTTTAAGATTAGCTCCGCCTTGACGAATAGGTTCGCCAGTTTTTGGAGCAGCTGCGCCTGGTTTTGGTGCGGGTTCTTTAGGTTTACCACCTAATCCAGCTCCTACTCCAAGAAGATCTAATGGATCTACACCAGTTTTCTTATCTGGATCACCACCTCCACCCCCAGCATATGGTGTTGCGACTTTACCAGTGCGAGGTTGTGCAGCAGCGAGCGCAGCTCCAGTTGGTAATGCAGCGGCGGTAGCGAACGACATCTTACCGAAACCAGAGCGAGTCGATTCGATTTCTTTTTTCAGCACTCTAAAACGTGCAGTCATATCCCTATCGACTTTATCAATAGTGGTTACGAGTTTAGTTAAAGATTTGACAACTTCTTGAGAACTGTTTCGTAGCGATTCTAGCTGGATATTCAGCGTAGTGATACTATCAAGTAGCGAGCGCTCGAACGAAGCAGACATCATGTTAGATGTTTTCTGTAGATTATCGTTGTTTGGTGACGATCTGAACTGTGAATTAGTGATCGTGTTCTTCTGATAACTGCTGCTTACTAGATTGGAAATTGTCATTAGAAGATCCTCAGAGCTCTACCAGCTCCAAATGCAAGAGCAATACCAGCCACTTGTTCCAGCGGATTGTATCCATTGGTGCCTCTATCAGTTTGTCCAAATGAAGTTTGCTGATACATTATTCGTTTGTTCTGATTTATGACGTTATTCATGAAAATGATTTCAGGTGATTGCGAAGCCTCGTAATGTTCACGGATAGCTTGTGTTGCTGATCTTGGTCCAAGCGCAGCATACTGTGGTTTCTGTCCAGCCGCAGCAGTTCCAGTTGGTGCTTCGGCGATAGCAGTTGTTCCTGCTCCTCCTGGCATTTCACCGCGAACACCAGCCATAACCATAGCTTTAGCAGCTTGCGTTTCACCTGCATTATAGAACCAGAATGGATGACGATCTGCGTGTTGATCTAGATGAATACCGCCTCCACGCATTTCAATACCAGCACCACCTATTTTACGAGCAAGCCAATATTGTGCTAGACGACCAAGATCATCACCCATAATTTTACGACCACCCGCATAAACATAAACGTCAGCAGCCATACCATTATCGTGTCGTGTAGAACCAGTTCTTTGTGTGCTTGGATATGGTCCTTGACCACCAGAATATACTTCTGCACGAGCGCCAGGACCATACACATCACGAACCGCAGCAGATATTGCACCCATTAGATATGGTGTAATTGGTTGGTTACGAGTAGCGTTCTGGTTGGTCATTTTCACATTAGATGCATCACTATTACCCTGTGTTGGTTCTTGTGCAGGTCTATGTTGATATCTACCAGCAGATGTTGCAGCGGCTGCTCCAGCAGATGGACCGCTACGTCCAGGACCAGGAATAGATGTTCTCTGATAACTAGCTGATGCAGCACCTGCGGCTGCACTCGCGCTAGGTCCGCTTTGTCCTACTGAAGAAGCACCACTTGGTGCAGCAGCAGTTGTAGGTCCGCCCTTTTGTCCACCCTCTGCTTCGAACTTTTTAAGCCAATCCGCTTGGTATTTCGCAGGATCAAGACCTTTGTTCAATGCTTGAGCAGACGCAGATATCTTGCCTTGAATGTTACCTGTATACCATTTCAATGGAACTTTTGATACGTCACCACCAGCTTCAACAAGGATATCAGACACATACTTATCTGCTACTGCATCCTGCACTTCTGGTGGAGCTTGATATGCAAACTCGAACTCTGTTCCAATTCCATACTTCTTAGCTAGTGAACGCCACGTTGGTCCAGTGAATTGATATGCACCAGATGCGGTAGACTTAGGCCATGCGTAATTAAGGACTGTGTAGTTTCCGCGCGATTCTTTACTACGAATAGTTGCAAGGATCTGCGAATTGGTTCCTGTATAGCTAGACTGAGTTACTGGAGGTGGTTGCTGTGGTTTATCGCCACCAGCTGGTTGATTTTCAGATCCAGCTGGTGGTGGAGTTGGTGTAAACATTTTAGCAACAACACCAGCGCCTGCTGCTAGTAATCCACCACCAACTGCACCAAGAAGTCCTGCACCACCAACGTATGCTATATTACGCATCATACCAGAACGAGCGATACGTTCCGCGCGAGCACGAACTAACACAGGATCAAAACGTCGAGCAGCTCGTGATCCACCAGCCGCTGTGCTTATCTTAGGTTTAGCACCACCAGAGCGCGATGGAGCTTTCACTCCCGTCATAGACTCAATGACTTTATCCTGGAACTCTTGATTTTGTGCCATGAACAGACCAATCAACGTTTCTTGATTGGTCGACATTTTCTGTAGCATCGTTCCCATCTTATTGACAGTCACGTTCAAGCGTTCGTTGATCTTAATCTGTTCAGCGGTAATTTGCGATACCATAGTGACAGATTTCTTAATACCCTCCTCAATTTTTCTAGTAGGAACGCCTTGCTTTGTCTGACCAGACTTGACGATAGCATTCTTGATTGGGGAGTTTTTAATCAGCTCTTCTGCTATTTTTCCAGTAAGAACGACGTTGTCTTTATCGACAATCTTACCTTCAGCATCTAGATAATACTTGGTATTGCTGATACGCCCAATGACTTTCTTTAGTCCTTTGCGGCGTTTCTTAACCTTTACTTCTTTAATTTCTGTTGGTTCGGCTGGAGTGGAAGGTAGTTGCGCCAATGCTGCTGCTGCAGCTTCTTTAGCTTTGCTACCTCCCTTTTCTAGAATGGCGCGAAGGATGTCTTCGTCGTTTCTATCAGCCATTAAATTCTTTCTTGTTCTTCCTTGAGTTTTTCAAGATATTCAACCAACATCTTTACATAGATATCCCTCTCCCACGGAATCATACCATCTATGTCGCTCAGCGTGTATTTGTGATGCTGCATTAACGAAAAGTTAGTCTGGTAGTAATTCGCCAGAGTATTGTGAGAGAGGACTATTAAAAAAAATCAGACATACCCTCTAGCGCAACTTCATCTTCCTGTCCACAACCAACGCAGCGATACTTAAATGAATGGCGCAGCTTTGGCATAGTGGAAATGAATTCCATGATCTTAGCAAACTGGTTACTGTTCAAAGACTCAACAAACTGAATCGCATCCTGTAGATTGTCGGGTTCGTAAACTTCTTCCGTATCGTATACGTTTAGGATACACTTAGCGAGCATTTCAATTTCGTCGCTACCCTGTGTGACTAGCTTGACATCGTTGATTGTTGGATATCTTAACTCAACACCCAGCTTATCGTCTAACTGCACTCTATTAGTATGCCCATCGTTCTTCACGACCTTGACTGCTTCCAGATTGATATCCACTGGAGTAACAGCTTCGCATACTATTCCCTGATAGTTTTTACCGCCAACGTGACGATATTCCATCTTTACGATTTCACCAATCGACTTAGCACGGATATTCAGGAACAGATATTCCATATCAAAGTATGGTAGTTTATCTACATTGATATCTTCTTCGGTAACGCAGGAAGCGATCACATCCTTAACTGCGTCAATCATAGCAAGCGGATCTTCCGACTGTGCTGCCATCAGCAACGCCTTTTCTTCCTTGACTAGGAAGGGACGGAACGTTGTTCTTCGACCAGTCGAAGGTAGTTCCACCGCAAACTTGGGCGCTGCAATCTTAGGTAATGCCATAATTTCGACCTTTCACTTTATCTATTTGCTGCTTCTCTATCGTAATCTTCACTGCCACCGAATGATGTGTTTTCTTCAATGGAGTATCTAAACGCCATTTCAACCTGTAGTTTAGCATATCCTTCGTCACCCCATGACATCTGAATGTCATTAACAGATACGGGATATGCTTCCACAAGAGTAATCGCGTTTTGAATTTCGAATGTTGGCGGATTAAAGAACTTAAGAATACTGGATGCGATTTGTGATCCAGTGGTTAAATTTTTACCAAGCTTTGATGCTGGATTGACTAGACGAGGAATAATCTGTGTCCCAATCTGAGCAAGAGTCATCAAGTCAGTTCCCATTGGTTGGGACATCTGTAGGATAGCGACTGTTCCAATCCCCTCGTCGTAATACTTGGTATCGAACTGTCCAGGAATTACACCACGACCATCTTCTCGTGTGCGATAATGCCCAACAAAGAAATCCTGCCATTTCATGAATACTTCGCGCTCACGCATGTCTTTCGACAGGATAACGCTCATGGTCACTGGTTGCTGTGTAAAGCGATAAGGAACACGGCGAGTTGGACCATAATAGTTTTGATCTAGCGTCTGTAGGTTGCGTCCAGGCATATTAAGTGATTCGATACGGAAACGCATACCGCCTTCAAGACCATACTGCTGGAGGATATTACTCAATCCATAGTATGATCCAGGACCACCAAGAATCCATGCTTCGAAATGCGCTGCGCTTGCAACACCTGATTGTGATAATTCTGCGTTAAATTCGTCGATATTGAATGCCATCGTTAGATCCTACTGCGGCTTTCCGCATAAATGCGTGCTTTACTTGAGCCCACGAATCTATCAAGAGGTAAGAATAAAGCCATTTCCCATTCAGTGGGTTCGATATAAAAGAATTTAGAACGGACGTGTGAAACAAGATATCGTTTAATACAGGGTTTGAAGAAACGATATCGAGCAGCTTGGTTAAGAATATCGTATGATATCTTTAATCGTGCATTTTCGTCGAGCTGCTTATTACTGACTGTGGAATATAGCGCATCCATCAATCTTGCTCTGAGCGGCAACGGGAGGTAGTGTAGGTTAATTCCCAGAAATGATCCGCTGTTAACAGCAAATCCAGAAGTTCTGGTAGACGCGATCGGAAAGACAAGAGGAAATCTATCATAATAGGGTAATGTTTTCTTTCCCTTAGGATCATATTGGAACAGATACATGCGACCAATCAGTGGCTTATTGGTCAGGCGTTCATTCGCGCTGCGTAGCATACGCGATGGATTAGCTGTAATATTCTTAGCTTGGTTGCGGAACCAATTACGGGAATCGCGCTTGATTGATGGCGTAATACCTGCTTTCAGTCCTCTTTGCAGTATTGGTTCAAATACGTATGCGACCATTAGATACCGAGTTCCTTTTCCGTCAGCACGACGAATTCCCAATTACGATCAGCGCAGAATTCTTTCGCTGCTTCCCACTTAGACATATTTAGCCCGTATGTTGCGACTTCACGCAGATACTTCTTGGTTGGTTTAGTTGTTTTCCCTTTGATAGTAGGGGGAACAGATTGTGATCTAGGTTTAATCTCAATCATCTTGACGCTGACTTTCCCATCCTTATCTTTCATCTTAATAACGAAGTCGGGGAAATATCTGTGCCACTTTCCATCGAGTGGGGATCTATAAGGAACGATGACCTCTTCAGATGCCCACTGTATGATATTGGGATTCATGTCGATATAGTTCATGAATCGAAGTTCCCACGATGATCGGTAAACGATTTTCGTTGGATCACCTTTGTATTTCGTTGGATTTTTAGGCTGAAAGCGCCCTTTGTAAGTAGCCATAACCCCTATGTATTCAGTATAAATATGAATAGAAAAGGGAGTTCTACATGGGAACAGGGTCAGCAATAGGAAACACATTAAGAGGAGCTAGAGCTACTGCTTTTCGTAGAGCTGCGGTTCCTGCAGCTATTGCAGCGGGAGCAGTTACGGGAGCAATCGTAGGAGCTAGCCTAGTTAATGGTGGAAGCACAACACCAGACCCATTCAAAAACAATTATGTGCAGTTCCCAAATGATTTAATTCAGAACGACCATTGGATTGAATTCTCAGCCGAATCAACTAAACAGAATCTACAATCTGCTGTTGGTGATTTGTTAAGTTCACTTACAGGTGTAACAGTTGCAGGTGGAACGATTCGTCTTCCAATGCCTTCTAATCTTTCTACAGATTATCATCCTCTATACACATCATCTGATTTGGACATGGCTGCTGGTGCTATTCTAAAACCATTTGATCGTGGTCTTTATGGTAACGACGATATTGGTGCGAAAGCTGCGATGAGTGCAGCTGCTGTAGGAACAGTCATGACTGCTGCTGGTGGAGCTGCAAAAGCAGCAGGTGCAGCTGCAGGATTTAATATAGCTCTAGATGGTAACACAACAGCAGCTGCTCTTAAAGTGTTTGGCGGTATGGCACAAAATCCACATAAGATCGTGCTGTTTACTGGTGTAGATTTCCGTGATCATAATTTCTCATGGAAACTGTCTCCGCGCAATAGAAATGAATCTAATGCTATCCGTCAGATCATTGAAATGTTCAAGTTCTATTCACACCCTGAATATATCGGTGGTGGATTATTTTTCAAGTATCCAGAGTTTTTCCGTATCAAGTTCCGTCATCCATCATATCTATTTGAAATGGAACCATCTGTGTGCACGGGTATCCGTGTGAATTATCATAGCTCAGGGTTCGCTTCGTATATCCGCGATGGTGACGGTAGTGGTGTTCCAGCTCCAGCCGAAGTTAGCCTAGAACTTACGTTCAAGGAAACAGAAGTCATTACGAAACAGACGCTCACGCGCGAATCACGTAATCAGTCTCAGCAGATTACACCAGCAAAACCACCTACGCCTGCACCAATGCCCGCAACAGACGCATTAGGAAATCCATTAGGCAACGGAACAGATGTTAACGGAAACCAAATCCGCTAAGGAATATAGATGGCATTCTTTTTCAGACCATATCCAACAACCAGTTATCGTCTACCCAACGAAACTGTTTCTGTTCGCGCAACGGATATCACTCGTCGTTTCACTGTAGCCAATTTTATCAATAACTCAAGCGTCACGTTCGACGAGTATTATGTGCAAGACGGTGAACGCCCAGACACTGTAGCATACGATTATTATAATGATCCATCTATGGATTGGCTTATTTTATTGACCAATGAAATCCAGGATCCATATTACAACTGGCCTTTATCGTATGAGAACTTCAACGCTTATCTAAAAAAGAAATACGGAAGCGTGGAGTATCCACTCAAGACTGTTCATCACTACGAAAAGATTATTCAGAAACAGTCTGAAATTATGGAAAATGGCGTAGTTCGTATTCTACCTGAGAAAACGCTCACTGTGGATAAGACGACTTATCTCACGTTGGCTGCACCAGATCGTAAGCAAGTGACGATATTCGAATACGAACAGGAGCTTAACGAAGAACGCCGCAATATCTATTTGCTTGACCTCAACTATCTGTTGCTCATTAAAGAGCAGCACCCATATATCTTTGACGAAGGTAGATTCATTAGATGAGTATTCCTGTAGGCGTTGGTATGCTGACAGAATGCACCGTAAAGGGCATTGATGTTCGCGAACTTGTTAGTCAGCTAGATTATTTTGAGAGCATTTATTCTCCAGCAGCATCGTGTCAGATCACAATCAACGACGCGTCTGGTTTCCATCAATCAGCTGGATTAAAAGGTATGGAAGACGTGAGCTTTGGCTTTGGTCAACGCGAAGGTGAAACTATCCGTATGAAAATGAAAGCTGCACGCATCGGCGATCGTATGCGCGTGAAAGATAATCAGGATATGTATCACCTCAACTGCTGTCCACAGGAATTCGTTGAGAATAATCAGAAATCAGTAGTGAAAGCATACAAGAGCACGAAAATATCTGATATGGTTAAGGAATGGCATAATGATTATGTTAAGACAACGAACACATCCAAAAAAGATCTAGTCACGAATGAAGAAACTAAGGATCAACAGACCTATACAGGTGTTGGTCGTTCTCCTATCACCGCTATTCGTTGGGCTGCTAAAGAAGGTTTCTCAGCTAAGGCTAAAGCGTCTAACTATGTGTATTATCAAGACCGTGATGGATATCATTTCCGCACAGTTGATTCTATGCTACAGGGAAGTGAGATAGTCACGTTATCTTATGCTCACCAGAATATCGGACAAAATGGTGGTGATGCATCTAAAAAAATTATTGCGTTCGACCAGAAAGGTGATTTCAATAACGTAGACTCTAGCTTTTCTGGTGCTGATTCAGATCACTGGTATTGGTATGATCCTACGACTGGTAAGATCGGTGGTGGTTCAAAACGCGATGGAGCTGGTAAGACGACGCATACTGGCAAAGATAACTTGACGACAGAACAAAAAAGCGAACGCGGCGAGCGATTTAATTTCGTTGTTGCGCCAGGACAAAGTAAAAGCAAGTTCCGTGATGCGCGCGATCCAAAAATCGCTGAGAATAAAAGAACGCTACCCGAGCATGGCGCCGATTCATCTGCTGCGCTTCAGTTAGATAATCTAGTCATGAATATCCGCGTTCCTGGCGATACGAAATATAAAGCTGGTGTAAAGGTAAGATTACAGATTCCTGCGAACCAAGAAGAAAGCACACTTGACGTGCGTTCAGGAACGTATCTTATAACCTCGGCTCGACATGTAATATATAAAGATAAGAACGATACACGCTATGAATGTATTCTTGAATGTAAGAGCGATTCACACAGCAAGAGTTCATCTGGTAATTCGGGAGTTGCACAATAAATGGCTGATGAAGGTTCTGTAATAGGTCAGGACGGTTTGAAATGGTGGATTGGCATCGTTGAGGATCGTGGAACTGGACAGTTCTCTGGACAAAAAGATGAACTGAAACTTGGAAGAATCAAGGTTCGAATCAAGGGAAGACATACTGACGACAAAGGCAAGCTGCCTATTAAAGATCTACCTTGGTGTTATGTTTTGCTTCCAACCACATCCGCTTCTGTCAGTGGTGTCGGTCGTAGTCCAACAGGCATAGTCGAGGGAACCAAAGTCATTGGATTCTTTATGGACGGTGATGGTGGACAGATCCCTATGGTGTTTGGTGTTCTACCGCATATCCAGCAAAAGAAAGACGCAGAAAGTAATTCTGTTGGCGCTTGGGGAGCCGACGTTTAATGCCTACGATTACAGTCAATAAATTATCAACATCTAATACTATGCCAACCATCACTGGATTGGTTGATTTCGAACGCTTTGATTCTAAAGGCAATGCGAAACAAACTATTCAGGTCGTTGTTAATTACACTACATATAAGCTGTTCGATGGTAATCTAGGTCTAGACGAAACCAAAACACCCAACGTATGGAAACTGCATTTTGATACTCCGCTATACAGAAACACAACATATAATATCGACGCGCAGGTTGTTGATATCGCATCCAATACTATTGTCGCATCTGATAACACCAACGGTGAATTAATCATTACCCCATTGACTGTTCGTCAGGAACAGCAGCAGGGTATGAATATCTTACAGAAAATGGCATTGATTGGTGGTCTAATGGGAACATTAGATAAGCTATTCGGTGGACAAAATGGCGTAGGTGAAAGTGGTTCTATTCATCCAGTAAAGGACGACGATTCATCTACTGCATTAGCTGGTCGAGCTGACGAAGAAAGAAAACAGGATCCAGCAGTAAAAGATCTAAAACGTAGACAAGGTGCTGATAAAATCCCACTGCCACCAAAAAAACCACCAATGCTTGCGACATCTGGTGATGGCGGTGAACCTGGATTTAGTGGTGCGTCTGGTGATATCCTTGCTGATGCGCTCAAGGGACACGTATCTGACGAAGAAGACGCAAGAAGAATGTTGTCAGAAGCACAAGCACAGCAGGATGCAGTAGCAAGAATAGCGATTGACGATAAAGAAGCAGCAAACGCACAAGGCGAAAGAGAAGAGCTCGTAAGATTACAGGCACAAGACGCAGCTATTAGTTCCGGTGCAGCTACTATCGCATCAAGTGGTGCTCGAGCTTCTTCAAGGAATTTTGGAATAGCAATTGGTGGTGGACCAGAGGCATCGAGGTAAAATATGGCAAGTAGAGATCCGAAAGCACCGAGTGGTGAAAAGACCAAGTATCTTGGTAATCATACATACACGTTCGAATCCGGTCATCGATTCGAAGTCGATAACTCTGTAGGTGATAGAAGCATTAGAATTTATCACCCATCAGGAACAACTATCGAAATTCTTGATAATGGTGTGCGCATCACACGTATCGAAGCCGATGATCAAGAATTCATTAACGGAACAAAAGATTTCACTGTAAGAAAAGGTGATTTTAACATAACGGTTGACGGCAATATCAAGCTGACTGCAAAAGGCGATATCATGCACGAAACCAGCGGGACTTATAGCATCCAGTGTCGTGAGTTCCGACTTAAGTCGTCTGGTGGTCATTTCGTAGAAGCTGGTGGTGATCAAACTGTTCAGATCAACGGTAAGACAGCTCACCGCACATCAGGTGATCGTGACGAAACCACAGGTGGAACAAAAACATCTACTGTCAATAGAGACCATATCGCATCTGTTGGTAATGAATATAATCAAAACGTATCCAGTGATTGGACTATCAATAGCGGCGGTCAGGTGTCAATGATATCTGAAGGACAAATGGGTATTTGCGCTGGTGATATTCTTGGCATCGCTTCAGCTAAACAAATTCAAACTAATGCGGAAACGGGGACGTTCATCAAAGATAATTACGCAATCAATATAGTTTCTCCTGGATCTGCTGGTGTTATTATGTGGTCTAAAGGTTATAAGGCTGGTGTGTTTTCTTCAGATAACGATGTTCGTGTTGGTGCAGGTGGTAAGCTGTTGGTAGAAACCGACGGTGGTTCAAAAATCGACACAGCAGCGCTTATTCCAGGCGCTGGCAAATTTATTCCGAGCTAATCAATGGATCAAATCAAAATAGACCACCAACTAAAGGCACTGTATCCTACCATTCAGCCTGGTGATACTGGTGCTATCAATGGCGTTCGATATACCTATAAGGGTTCGGACATCATTATGGATCAGATTGATCAGCTGAAACGCACCAATCCAGATCTGATTGACGTAGCAGTTTGCGCTGCTATGCTTAAAGATCCACTCAACTTTACACAACCACGTTTCGTATTAGATCCAGGAGTTACTGCTGCGCTTCGAGGTGATACCAACGCTGCTTTCACTGGAGCTATGGGTATCGCTATGGGTGCTGCTATTGCTCGTGGTGATATGGACGGAGCATTTGCTTCTGGTGCGATTGGTGGTCTAACTAAAAGCGCTGCGCTTGGTGCAGCTGCTGGTGCTTCGCTCGAAGGCGGTATTCCTGGAGCAATTGCTGGTGGTGTGTTAGGTAATGCACTGCAAGGTCCATTAGGTCCAGTTCTTGGTGGTGCGTTAGGTGGTGCTCTTGGTAGCGAACTAGGCAAGCTTGCAAGCGATTTCATGCCTCCTGGATTAGACGCACCAATCGAAGCTGTTAAAAATGCTGTTAAGGGAATCACAAGCCAACTACCATTTAAGACAAGTGGTGCCGCTGACGTAGTGAATAAAGCTATCCAAGTCAAAGCTCTCATGAATCTTGGTCTAAAAGGACCAGCTGCGCTTATCTTTACCGCAATCAAATCAAACCTGCTGTCAGATATTCCTGGTCTTGGTGAACTAGCTAAGGAAGTCAACCTCCAATCACAGGTTGCAAATCTTGCAAGTTTAGCAAGCAATCCTGTTGCATTTGCGGCAGAAGCTGCGGGTATCAAAGCACAGTTCCCTATGATTAACGTGAACGCACTAGCTGCTAATATGATTGCAGGTGCAGCTGTGGGTGCGCTTGGTGGTAAAGGATTCAACATCAAGTCAATGGTTCCTAATATGGCATTGACTGCTGCTGGTATTGCACTGAAAGCACTTCCAGGAATTTCACCATTTAAGGATGCACCGAAACCAGTATTCACTAAGAGACCACCTGCACCTAAGGCGCCAATCGAGATCAAAAATCTATTTGCGGAAGCTGGTGCTGCATCTGCTATGATGAACCTGACCAAACCATTATCACAGTTCATGGGTATCATGGCGACTGTTGCTCCACCAATCAATACGATTGCAGACAGTGCAGCAAAAACTTCACTGGGAACACAGAAATTAATTGGTAATGCGAACACTGTTAACTGGGGTTCTGGTGGTTACGGTCGTAATACGGAACTAGATAATAAAGAGAAGAAACGTCTGGAACTTACTTCGAAGATCGAACAGCATACAAAAGAACTTGAGAACATGGTGGACTATAGTGTATTGACATCGATGAGTTATCCAGAGTTGATTAAGAAGTATCCTACTATCAAGCCAAACATGACTGTTGGTGAAGCTCTATATGAAATAGAAAAGGCTAAAGCAGCCGCGAATACTGCCATTAGCACGGCTTAACACAGTTAAAATTATAATGTAAAGATAACTGCTTGTCAAGGGCTTTTTTCATAATAAATACTAAAAAGGAATCCATATGAAGAAAAAAGCACTACCAGCGTCACTTAAGAAAATCACCTACAAGGACTTTGATTTGTCGTTCCGCCGTCACCCCGCGACTGGCAAGCTGATTATCAAGAAAGACGACGAAGCTGTCAAGCAGTCCGTTAAGAATCTTGTTCTGACGAATCGCTATGAGCGCCCATTCCGCCCTGAGTTTGGCGGTGATGTTCGTGCTAGACTATTCGATAACTTCGATACTATGTTGTCGGATGATTATGAAAACATGATCAAGACTACCATTCAGAACTACGAACCAAGAGCTTCGCTTGATACTGGCGTGCAACCTGTTCGTGTTTCGCAGTCTCCAGACCAGAATGGTATGACAATTCAAATTCGTTTCCGTAACGTCGCGTCACTTAATGACGTGGTTCTGGACGTCAATCTTAACAGGGTCCGCTAATGGCAACCAATTCTGATCTTATTGTAACAGGGCTAGACTTTGATACCATTCGCGCGAATCTGCGAAATTACATTGCGTCTAAACCAGAATTCAGCGACTACGACTTCAGCGACTCTGCGCTGGGAACGCTGCTAGATCTTCTTGCATACAACACATACTATCAAGCGTTCTATACGAACATGGCTTCTAATGAAGCGTTCCTCGATACAGCTCAGTTGTATGATAACGTAGTGTCTAACGCAAAGGTTGTTGGTTATACGCCAACCTCTGCTCGTGGTGCGACTGCTAACGTCCAGCTGCTTTTCACAAACAGCACATCAAACGCGACGTTCCGCTCTATCACTGTTCCTAAAGACACACGTTTCTCCACTTCGATTAATGGAACCGCATATACATTTGTTACTCCGCAAACATACACAATCACAGCGAATACG